TATATGGAAAAACCGGAGTAGGAAAATCACACCAAGCATTTGAGAATTTTACACCCGAAACACATTATGTGTACCCAAATGACAATGGGTGGTGGGACGGATATGCACAACAAGAAACAGTAATAATTAATGAATTTAGGGGACAAATTGCCTATGGTGAACTACTAGACTTAGTAGATAAATATCCTAAATCAGTTAAAAGAAGGGGAAGGGAACCCTTACCATTTACAAGCAAACTAGTGATCATCACATCAAGTTTGTCACCAGCAGAAGTATATAAAAACCTCTCACAAAATGATACATTAGAACAATTAATAAGTAGATTCGACATAAAAGAACTTAAAGGCAACAACCGTAGGTTAGATAATGCCGTATGTCAGAAAAACTAACCGCACTGTTAGACGCCCTCGTCGCAATACTCGTCGCCCAAAGCGAAGTGTGCCTCGCTCTATTAAATCTATTGTATCCAAAGCGATAAGTCGCAATCTTGAAACCAAAATGGCGTCTACTCAATATGCATTAACTGCTTTTAACAGTTCAATTAATACTGCAGGAGACTTTATCACCGTTTTACCGTCCATATTACAAGGATCTGGACAGGGAGCAAGAATTGGTGCGTCAATCAAACCAGTGAAGTTAGTTATCAGGGGATATATTACATACAAGACAGATTTTGTTCAAGGAGCAAGAATGTTAGGAACTCGTTTATTCTGCTTTCAGGATAAGTCACAGAAATCTTATCCTACGGTCACTGCAGCGGGACCAAATTATCAATTACTTGACATTGGTGGGTCAACGACAAACTTTACCGGACAGGCAATTCAATATATGATGCCTCACAATACAGATCTGTATAATTGGTATGCTGACAAAAAACATATTATCCGTAAACCATTTGGATACACTAATTCACTATCTCCTACAGCAACAACTGATATCACAGGTATGGATCCATCTCTATACAAACCTTTTACAATTACTATTCCAGCATCTAAGATGCCTAATTTAAAGTATGATGACACGTTGTCCACAGGTTACCCAGTAAACTTTGCCCCTATGATAGGACTTGGTTATTGTGATCTATTAGGTTATACTGCAGACACAACCTTAACCCAAATCTCTATGGAGTTTGTAGCGACACTATATTACAAAGACGCGTAGTGACCGAACTCACCAAGCGGAGCAAACATTTAATCCCTCGTGGAGCGGGGGTGACAGACCCCCGCGTGAACAGTCTGTAATGAGAGGTATGCGAGTAGCACGGCGAAGCAAAAACAAATACATATACTAGGACAGTCCCACCTTTCCGGGGGTTTCCCTACGGAGACAAATAAGGAGGAATGCAACTGGTCAAGGTCTAAAGGAGGAAAACCGCAGGTTTTACTGATATTACCTTTAGACCACTTCTGCGGAAAAGTACTTAAAGAAACAGTATATATATATATATATAATGGGAGATCTGAATGAAGAGAGTAGACGATGGTGCTTTACGCTCCACAACTATACTGAAGAAGACATTAAACGCCTTCTCCAGCATAACACAACTTATATTATCTTCGGCAAAGAAATATGTCCCGATACAGGCAGACCACATCTGCAGGGATATATGGAATTCAAAAGTGAGACATCAAGGCGAACGCAAATTAAGAAGTTACATCCGACAATTTGGTTGAAAAAGTCCAGAGGCGACGCCGAGGACAACGAAAAGTATTGTAGTAAAGACGGAGATTATTATGAACAGGGAGAAGCAAAAATGCAAGGAAAGCGTAGCGATCTAGAACGCGTAGCAAAAGAGTTAATGGAAACATCATTAACAGTAGATGAAATTGCAGTAGACAGTCCAACATTTTATCATCAATATGGAAGAACGCTATCAAAGATAGAAGATATTAAGATGAGAAAGAAATATAGATCAGAGATGACGAAAGGAATATGGATATATGGAAAAACCGGAGTAGGAAAATCACACCAAGCATTTGAGAATTTTACACCCGAAACACATTATGTGTACCCAAATGACAATGGGTGGTGGGACGGATATGCACAACAAGAAACAGT